CATTGTCTGGATTTGATTCAACGGTAGTTTTTTTACGTGGTACATATTTTTGAACTTTACCATCCTCGTAAAGTATATCGGTTATCTTCTTTGATAATTGGTGTCGCCTCCCCGAAAAATCTTTACAAAATCCATAGAATCGTCCTTTCATGGTTTCACAATTACAAAAACACTTTTGTGATATGGTATCGCCTGTTATATGAAACCAAATGTGATTCGAATTATGAGCACGACGTAAATTCTCACAATACTTTGACGTTGTTGAAACCAAAAACTGATTTTTGTGTTTATACATTTTCGTTATATTTGCTGAACCCTGCCCTTCGACGTGTTTATGTATAAACTCTTCGACGAGTAGTAGAGCTTCCTGATTTTCAAATACATTTTTCGTTTGTAAATTTGTAAACGCGCCTTCATCACGCTTTTTCAAACTTCCTTCTACGATGACATGTTCTGTATTCTCTGTCCGTAAAGTTGCCATATGTAACATATAGACGGTTGGAATTTGTTCCGTTTTTTGTAACATGGCTAACGGACCATGTTTATATATGAAAATTGGTAAATATTCACTTTGTGTTTCCTTACCTGTATTTTCACATATTTCACACCCCAGTCCCGAACACAATTCGTGTTTTGCCCGTTTATGTGACCATGGCATACGAAATCCACTTCCATTTGTGTTACGTGAAGAACTACCATATACCGAGATATCGATTATATTTTCCCAGCTACGAGAACCATACGCTAAATGTAGTGTATTTATAACGTGTTCTCGTAGAGCCAGTGCAGACGATCTATTTACGACAAATCCTGACCAATTAATATGTATTCCCGTTTTTATAAGGTTCCCGATTGGTTTGGGTTCGGCCACGGATACTAAAGCATCTTTACCACCAAAACTGGATACTTTATCACATATAACCTTACATATACTTTCGATTTCTTCGAATGATAATTCCTCGTCGTCTTTATAATCGAGGTCCATGAAAAAATTATAATTTTCGGTTTTTTGTTCGACGATAAAAACCTTTTCACTAGCGGTATACGCGTCCACGTATTTTTCATAAAAATCATTCAATCTATCAAATGGCACGGACAGAACACCGCCGTCCATGAGCACATGTGATAGATTGGAGTTATTTGCAAAACCTTGGTCTATACACCAACGTTTAAACATACTTACCAAAGAGTAGCTTTATTTTTTTATATACATTCATTCATCTTCATAGTCGTGATGCCAAATGGAGCGTCTATACGAAACTTCTGGGTAATTTTCTTCTTCTTCTGATAGACTTTTTTTCAAAACGAGGAGTGCATAAACTTTATCTTCCTGGTGTAATTCTATATATCTATCGGCACGTTCTGGAGTATATGCGTGTCTTTCAATGAGAAGTTCGCGAATTTGAGACAAAATGTAGTTCTTTGACTTCATTATTTAATACAAAAGGTTTTTCTATCGAGTGAAGTCACACACGCATAAAATTCTGGATTATTAAGTATATTTTTGACTATACGATCCCATTGTTTTTTCGTACTAAACTCCGAAAGTGTTTCAAAATTCATAAAATCATTTTCATCGTGTGTACGTTTTATTGGTTGTTTCTGGATCTTTCTAAGATTCATTTTCTGTTTTTCATCGTTAAACTTTCGTATAAGTTCGGCCTGTTCCTGTATAGTGTAATCGACAAAAAATATATAAACATTATATTCAAGTTCAACCCCTGGACTTTCCGTTACTTCAAATTTAAATTCTGTGTATTCACCTTTTTTTAAAGAAACAACACCTCGTGTTTCTTCTTCGAGTTCCCTTAAAGCACATCTTATCGGGTTCGGTATCTCTCGTCGTCTGCACCCTCCGGTGACGAAAATCCAATCTTTGAATCTTCGATCCCGGACAGTGAGGAATCGTGGTTTATCACCTATAAAAGTGACGGGGACTGCAATTGCTTTATATTTTTTCATTGCTCATTCGCAAGTTATAATTGAATAAGATGATTATTCTGAAGATTCTTCTTCAGTTTCCTCAACTTGAGTTTCTAAAACCGGTTCTTTTTGTATTTCTACTTCACTCACATATTTTGGAGCTGGTCTGGATAAATGAGTCATGAGGTTTCCATAGAATCCCTTGACCCCTTCCATTTCTGATTTCGTTTTATTGAGTTCTCTGTACATGTATATTGTGGCAACAATACACATGAGCACGGCAACTATGGTCGCGGTATCACGATCGAGCGTAAACATTTTATATATAAAAATACGAGCTAAGTTTTTAAGTTCGTATAATCGCACCCATATGTGTTCTCTTTTCTGGAGGACACTGGTACCCCTTTTGGGCGAACTGAATCTCTTGGTAATGACCTTCTTTACACTCGGCGTTTTGTAAAGGTTCGGCTACTAAATGGTTTAGTGTACCCGCTTTTGGATCATACGTTAAAACAAAAATGAAACCTATGAGAAAGACTAATTGCCAAAACATTTATAGTAAGCGGCTAAATTAAATTAAATTAGTTGGAATACATCAAACCACCCATACCATTCTCGATACGGAGGATGTTGTAGTTGACGGCGTAGATATCAGCGTCCGAGTTGGCGGTATCGTTAACCAGTCTCGCGGAATCGAGTCTACTAAAGTTGAGCGAACCCGTTGGTTGAACCTTGGACGTGTCGAGACAGAATGGGTACAAGAAGAACTTGTCATTTTCACCGGATGCACCAGCATCTTTAGATGATGCGGTGTGGTAATACGAAGTGATTGCCGTGTAGTGTGGATCAACGTATTTGAAATCGGCAACATCCGTACCATTGATTTGAAGTTTCATTTTATTTGCGTCCGCTGCAATAGAGAGAGCACTCCCATTTGCAGCTACCAAACACTTAATTGGGTGGTTAAAATTGAGTTCCTGGGTCTTGGAAGCGGAGGCGATAGCTTTTTGTGTTTGTGTAATAAGCATGTTTTGTGGTGTGGAAGACAAAGCGGTACGTTCGTCTGTGTCGAGGTGAATGAATTGACTGTAGACTTCATATGTAGCCCCATCGAGATCGGTACCCCACGTAATTCTCAATTCCACATCGTGGTATTGAAGAGCGATCAATGGGATGGCGGTTTGAGCATTTTCACAAAACGAAAACCTGAGTGGGTAAAACTTACTTTCAGTTGCCTCGGCAAACCCGGAAGTAGATTTAGTTAAGTTTTGTGCTAATACAGATGGTGCAATGTATTGCGAGAATTGAGATGTTTGTTCGTCGATGACTTGTCCACCAATGAGAAGTTCAACTTTAGAAATTGCGTTGATCCAGTTGGCTGGTGTAAGTTTATGAGCTATACTCGCTTTAGTTGGAGCGATATAGACATACCCGACCATATCCCCTTTTCTTTCAAACCTGACGGTCGACATAGAACCCGCGGATGGGTTGCCCTGGATAACCTGTCTCTCAACAGTTTGGGCGAAATTCGTGTGACGTTTATAATTGGACCTGAAAAAAGAAACTTCAGGTTGGCCGACGAGATGCGCATCTTGGGCACCTACGGCAACGAGTTGAGCAATACCTCCAGACATATTTTATATTATACTAAGGTTTTATTTTTTTAACCTAAGCAAATCCAATCGCATTCATATAAATATTTCCATATAAATTCGATAATGTCATAAGTGCGTGTTTGTCTTGGGTAACTGAAACATCGGTCGTCATCGCATAAAAATTTACATTCGTCAACTCTTTCGAAATATTTATATCACCTCCACTCGCGAGTATAGGTACGACAATTTGTGCACCCGTTATAAGATTTGAGAATATAAGATTCGAAACATCAGTTGTTGAAACGACGAGTGGTGCTGTACCATATGACTTTTCTCTCGCATCAATTGTTATTGTCCCGGAAGAGATAGTTGCAGAAATATCCGTATTCGTTAACTTTATGTTTTGTGATGTTGTATTACCTGATATTGTAATATCACCTGTAGTAATTACATTTCCAGCATCAACGTTCCCTGATGTAACGAGACCACCCAATGTAAGAACATTTGCGGTTACGTTTGCACCTTCATATACACTTACAACGTCATCCAATGCAAATGGTGAAGCAGCAATATTTAACCCTCCAATGGTTATGTTATCCGCTGAAACATTACCAGAAACCGTGAGTACATTAGATCCAAACGTGTTTACCGTAAGATTTGCGGATGCCGCTGATGGGCCAATTGCTACATTTGAACCTTCTTCATGTATGTTATCTAATGTAGAACCACCTTGTCCTCCTGAATCGTAGATTTCACCTGTTGATGTGTTGAAAGATAAAACGTTATTCGAAGGTGATGCATAAGCCGGGTCAAGTTTTATCGCGTTATCTACTTTCAAAGATGCGACTGTACCCGCTGACGATTTAAGTATAATATTGTTTACAAAATCAATATTTGAAGTTATTTCAATACCGGTTGTTGTATTCGTAAACCTAACAACATTTGATGTTACATTACCTTCATCGACAATACTCGCTAATGTTGGTGTTGCTGTTTGTATACCTGAAAGTTGGGAACCGTCACCAAAAAAGTAACTTGCCTCGACGTTACCATGTACATTCAAAGTAAAATTTACATTGTCTTTTACAGTTATAGAATATTCTCCTGCGTGATTACTTGTAAACCCTAAAGCAAAATCC